ATCGTGATCGTCTGCGCCTGGTAGCCATGTGAATCCGCAGCCCAGCCCGAGGCAAGCAGCGTGCCGGTGTACTGTTTGATGTTCATAGGCTCATACACTCCTGTAATCAGCTCGCCCGCCGCGTTGTGCGCCGTCATCCCCTTGAGAAGCGTCTCCGGCGTTACGGTGTCGGCGGTCAGGTCAAGCTTTACTTCGCCGTTAAGGGCGACTTTGTTGACCGCCATGTCAGCCTCCGATCTGGAGCGTCTGCCCTCCTGCGGCGTTGTCGGTGTAGGTGACGGGAATCGCCGCGACAGTCACCTGCGACAGATAGTCATACGTCTCATCCGGCGTCACGACCTGCTCGGCAAAACTCGGTGTGACGTTTTTGTTTGCCTGTGCCTTGACCGCCTCGCCGCCGTAGCTGCCCACCACGCCGAGAATGGTAATGCCGGACTTGATATTGCCGGGAATGATTTTTGCTTTTTCGGTCGCTTTGATGCGCGCTTTGCCGGAGCCGTCGTGGAAGCCCATCGGAATGGCCGGTTCTTCGTCCTTGTCGGCGATGTCCAGCGTCTGGCCGCCGTTGTCCGGCATAGTGCCGGTAAGCTTCGAGCCTCGCGCGTAAAATGTCTTATCCTTAAGCACCTCCGCCACGGCGGCGGTCGCGTCCTGCGAGTTGACGTCAAACTCATTCGAGCCCACAATCGGCGCGCCAGACTTGTCGTGCGCGGTTACGCCCTTTTTGAGATCGCTCGGGACGATGGTATCCGCCGACAGGTCGAGCTTTACCTCCGTCCCCACAACGATTTTGTTTACGTACTTGTTTGCCATATGCTCACTCCTAACTGTTCATATACTCGTCGCCCATGATGAGCGTCAGCCCACCGGCGGCGTTGGATACTTCATACTGCGGGATTTTTGCAACGTTCACGTCGCGGGACAAAAGCCGGTTTCTGGTCGGCAAGACCACCGGCTCGTAAGTCTTCGGCGTTACGTCGTATACGCCCTCATAGGGCTTGCTGCCTCCGGTGCCGACCTCAATGACGCGCACCCCCGCCACGTCAAACTCGACTGCCGGTTTTTGCTTGACCTCAAACGTGATTGCCATCAAAGCACCTCCCGGCTCATAGAGTCCAGCACGCGGATAAAGCCCGTCGGCAAGCCGATAACCTCCGGCTTTGTCGCGCCCGTAAACTTCACGCGCACCTGCCCGGAGAGCATGGACGACTTAAAGGCAAAGGTTTCCTCCTGTGTCAGAGGAAACAGGAAGGTCCCGTCCTCGTCCGTCGTGACCTCGCCTGGGTAGACCTTGCGCAGCGGACCCACGACAAACTCGATCTGCTCGATCTTCGTCAGGTCCAGCGGCTCTCCGTTGAGCTTCCCCACAAACGGAATCGCATACTGGTCGCCTTGCATAATGGTAAGCGCCATTTTGTCACCCCCCTAGCTTCTTGAGCAGACCGAACTTAATCATCGCATCCACAACGCCCTGTAGCGCAGAAATTTGGTTTGCACTGTTGATCGTTGTGTAAATTGCGTATTGCTGTGCAGTCGTGTTCGCATCAAAAAAACTCAGTAGCCCGGAAGCCGCTGAGTTAAGCGCTCCCGCATAAAGACTGTAGAAGCTCTTTGTCTTCGTTCCGATTTTTACATTTCCCGTTGGGACCAGATTCCCGTTCGCGTCCAATGTGACCTTGTAATTTCCGTTCACAAGCTCAGACACGCTGCCTCCGCCGCCGGAACTTGGAGCGCCGACTACGTACTCGACCACGTAGCTGCCGCTGATCCGTGCCACCTTTACACGGTCCCCAGCTTTGAATGTGACGGACGTGTTGCACTTGTAGTGCTTTTCCGTCGCCGTCTCCTGCCCGTCGAAAATCAGGGAAAGACCATCTTCATAAACTGCCCCAACTGTGGCAATCCGCGCGTCAATAGGCTGTTCTCCCTGAGTGTCCAGTACTTCCGAAACCCCGTCGATCATGCAATCACCATCCTTTTTGCTGTGTGCTTCATAAATTCTCCCGGTGCCATTGTGATATACCACGCAGTTTCCTCAAAAATTCCTCCCACATCTTTGTGGTCAAGGGATAGAATATCCCCCGAGCCGTGTCCGCCCTCTGCCAGCGTCTCAAACGTTACAACACGATGGCTCAGTAAGGATTGGAAACATACGTTGTCCACATATGCTTGCAGCGATTCCTGCGACGCGATGTTGTCGACCTTGATTAGCTGCGTAATTCGTTGCCGACGGCGGAAAATTGACGTTGCGCTCGATGGGTTGTTGTTTTCCGCCCTCGCCACCAGCGGTGCCTCTAAATCCGGGTTGCTGCATACGGCTACAAAAACGTTTGGCGCGCTGAATATGTCGAATTCCTGCGTAAGCTCTGGTGAAATAGGTGAGCAGATCGTCGCATTTTCCGCGCTGTACGTCCATTTAATGTTGGCAGCCGTTGCTTGCGTTATTGGTTCCAGATGTGCCACTCCGCCCGAATCGAACCATATTTGTTTGTAATTGATTTCAGCAAGTAACTGATTCACAATTGTCAAGTATGGTGTCCCTTCCTGCCAGTCTTCACGGTCCGTTTGCAGCGTTGCACTTGTCGGAGTCGCAATTACAAGCCCGACTCCCGCGCTTATGAGCAACTCCTCAACTTTTGTCAGGTACGCCGTCCCAGCGGGAATGTGCATGATGTCTTCCGTTGTCATCGTCTGCAAAAGCCAGCAGCGGTCATAAGCCTCCGCCTCTATCCAATGCCCGCTCGCGTCAATTTGCTCTTTTAGCGATGCGATGCGAAATACCCCGAGCGGTGTCCACTCCCCATTTATGCCAATCCACGGTTGCAAATCGTCAGCGATATAATCCACAACCGGGTTGTGCCGAAATGTGCCTGACAGGCTCCCTTTGATTTCTCCCGTCGTGTCAATGTATACAGTTGGCGGCGTTTCTTCATCCCAACTCAGCTCCGTCAGTTTCGCTCCGTTCCGCAGTACATCAACCCTATAAGAGATTTCCCGTGTCACAGTTGTACCTCCTCGTTATAGTCGATTTGCTGTACAGTAAAACTAAACGTTGTAATAATCCCGTCGTGATCTTTTTGCAGGACATCCAGATACCCGATCACCATGTCGCCCGTCTTTGTTTTCGCGCAGACAAGTTTCCCTAGTAACGCCTCTATTTTTCTGGTTCCCTCTGCGTCTACCACGGCGCACTCAATAGTAAGCGCGTCTGTGTAGTTGTCGCTGACCTCTGCGTATGGATACTTAACGCCTGATAGTGTGAGGTAGCTGACGCTCCGTGTCCTTTCCCGCGAGGTCTTCCTGTTTTGCGACGCCGCGTATGGTAGCTGCAGCCATTCCCTTGTCTCCATATCCAACAACATTGTTGTCTGTGGCGCTACCACTACCGACGTTTCATTAGATATTCCGTAGTTTTCGCTTGACGTATAGCAGCCTCGTACTTGATATGTCACCGGTCCGATACTGAGCAAATCAGAATAGGCGCGTTGCACGGTTCTCGCTACCGGTTTGCCATTTCGGTATATCAAAAAGAAATCATAGTTTCCTGTCGTATCCCACTCCAGCGTCGCAATGTGTGATGTTCTTGCACTCAATAAGATGGCTGCTCCCGGCGTGTTAACGACCTGTAAAGCAGCATCTCCCCACTCTGACCATAGCCCATATTCATTTTGCACGCGGACTCTGATCGTATAGTTCCCATCATCTAGGTACATCGGGGCTGACCATTGCTGGACGGTTCCGTAAATTGTGCCGCTCTCATAAATTCCGATTACTTCCACCTGTGCCGCCTGCTGCCCGCTAGTCTGCCACGACACAGCCGGCTTTGCTCCCGCTGTCAGTATCTGAACGATCGGCGTCGGCGGGGCAGATATTACTACGATCTGCGCTGCATCGCTCCAATCGCTTGCCACGCTGTCCGCGTTATATGTGCGCACACGCCAGTATTTTACGCTGGACGTGATCGTCCCTGCTTGGCATTTCCACTGCGTTTCCGCGCCTATGACCGTCGCCAGCGTCTCCCACGTCTCGCCGTCTACACTCTTTTGCAGTTCGGCTTTGCTCTGCGCCGTTCCGGTTGAAATAATGTGTTCCCACATAAAGAGATTGTCAGCCGACGCATCGACAATCGTATTTTGCGGGCTAATTACCTTCGCCTCCGGTTTGACATCGAGCGTTGATAGCGCCATCCATTCCGATGTTGTCACAATGCCGGAGTTTGCCGTCACAGCAACCTGCCATTGGATTTCATCTGCGGTGAATGTGTTTGCCGGAACGGTCACGCTTCGCGACTCCCCGGCTACTGAAATTTCGTGGATACTCCCGGAATCCCCAGCCCTCCAGCGAAAAACAGCAGATGCTTGCACTACTTCTGGATACGTTAGAGACGATCCGAGCGCGAGCCACGAAAACCTGTTGTCCTGTTTCTTTGAGATTGACCCGCTTGCCGGTGTGCAATTCCTAATCGTAACGCCGACTGTCTCGCTGTCATCAACCTCTACCGTTAAGTACGGGCGCAAAGACCCTGTCGTCCGGATATACGCGGAAACATCTACATACCACTGCCTTACCGCAGCACCGCAATTAAGCGCAAGCCCAGCAGAAATGCTGTCGTCCGTGACCCAACCACCATTTCTAACTTTCTCCCCGCTATTTCCGGAAAAACGCTCCAGTACTCGCTGGTTGTTGTTGTATGTTATCGTTTCAACATCTACTGGCGCAGCGAGGTCCTCAAACACTAGATTTGCCGCCGGACCGAGGCTTGTTGCCTCTGGATCAACTATTTTGCTTACATACACAGCTATACTGGATTCCGACGTTATTCTTTTGTATTGCATGCTCGCTGGAAGATCTTCAAATGTTATAACGAGGCAATCATCTACGTCCAGTATTGCCGGGTCTGATTGGTGATCGTTCGTGTTCCTGCTTGTTTCGTTCAGAATCGCGAATCCCTTAATGTACACCTTCGCGGTTGACATCATTTCACCCCCATTCTGTTTGATCTGCGTTTGTTGTCTGCTATCCGGACAACGTCATTAAACGACTTCACGTCCTTCGCGTTTATCGTCACATAAAACGTATCTCCGCCGATGGCACGGCGGCTTTCCTGCGCGTTGGATATCTGCGTTCGTTGCGGAAGATAAACCAACTCCGGTCCATTCTCGCCGACCCACGTCACACCGCCAGTGTAGTTGTCTGTGCCTGCGGCATGCCGCCCCGTTTTTGATGAAAACACAGCCCCTACTGCGGAAATTGCAGTGCTCGCCATACCGCTCCAATCGCTCGCGCCTTTTACCATCCCTAATGAGTTTGCTGCGCGTTGGCTAAGTTCGTCGATTTTTTTCAGCCCATCTGCCACCAGCGAGATCGCTCCGGCTAAAGTTTCAAAAATTGGCTTCAGCGCGGATGCCATGTCTGCCAAAGAGGACAAAACCGGTGCCAATTCCGAGGCAAGTTCAAGCAACGACCCTAGCAAATCAATTAGCCCACTATCCGTTGCAGCATCCGACAAGTTTGTGATAACTTCCTCTAGTTTTTGATAAAATTCCGTCAGATATGGTGCAAATTCTTCTGCCAGTTGGTTTTTCGATGCCTCTTGACTGAGGAGCATATGCTGGTATGCGTTGTCAACCTGCGTCAAGGATTTCAGCGTTTCTTCGCTCAGCACATAGCCTGTATTGTGTGCTTCTTCTGCATAGGCTTTTAACACCTCGCTGCCACGGTTGATCAGCGGGTTAAAATTTCTGGCTGACTCACTCAGCAGGTCCATT